TGCGTACTCGATAAGGCTACTTTTGGCTCCTTTAAGCCCCGCTCTTCTTCCAGCAAGTGAGAAATCGACGCAAGGCGAACCGAAAGTGATAATGTCAATGTCTGTAAAGTCTCCTCCGTGAAGAGTGGTAATGTCTCCGATGTATTTGGCATGTGGAAAATTGTATTTATAGTTGGCTATGGCATATTTGTCTATTTCGCTAAAATAGTGCTCTGAAAATTGGTAGCCCGCCTTTTGAAAACCAAGCGAAAAGCCACCTATGCCGCTGAATAGGTCAATGATTTTCATTTGTAAATTAGAAAATTATCGTTCTACTTTTGCCTTATATAGCTCGTTGGTCTCTATCGGTTCCCAAGTCCCGTACTCCTTGTTTTTCCATTCCAATACCCTTTCTGAGTTATATCTAAAATCGGGAGAGTCCCACTTATCCTTATTTTCCTGTATCCATTCGTAAATGGTTAGTACCACTATTGGTACACTAGTCCTATATCCAGCGTGATACTGGTGTATCATCATCCGCTCTTGTGCTGTTAAGGCTTGCAAAAAGTTGTCAAGCCTCAATACTTCCATATATAGCTGTTTCATTGCACTATTATTTTTCTTTTTTCGTTCTTATCTATCGTCTTCAGTAATATCTTGGGGTAGAGTGAGAAAATATTCTCCATCTGTAACTCTATCATCAGCTCTACGTCTTCCCTGTCAAATACCCCCTCTCTGAGTGCCTTTCCGTAGTATCTGGCTATCTCACCCTCTACATACACCTCCCATTGCTTGGCAAACCAATTTAGTAAATGGTCATTCTTCATTAGTATCCTTGGTTCGACTGAAGTTTTTCTATGTTGATACACCTGCTCACACCATCTTGCGAAGTACATCCCTTGCAGTTGCTCATATGACCAATAACTACAATCTAAGTAATAAAGTAGGCAGTCCCTGAATGCTTTTTTTTCTATAGTTTCCATAATTTTATCATCTAATCATTTTTGCCTCTCTTTCTCCTGCTTTGATTTCAGATATGATGTAAGGCTCTAATTCATTACCTCCTGTACGGGTTTTTTCTATATAAGCATTGAAATCTTGCACTAATACTCTATCTTGGCAAAACCAGTAAAACTCCTCCGCTACGGCTCCTTTGGGCATCCCCTTCCTCATTTGCGATATTCCTATAAAGAGGGTTTGAGGGAATTGTAATATAAGATTATGATAATCCTCTGTTTTTTTACCCCTAAAAACAGCCTGCACGCTGTCTATAAAGACTATCTTAGGTTGCTGTGGGCGACTAAGGCGTTGGATAAGATTGTCCAAAGGCTCTCCACACACTAAGTATTTGTTTTTATATTGCTTAAGTCCGGCTCGTTCCAAGTTAGTAAGTAGCGAAAGTTTTCCGCACTCTTCCAAAGAGTTATATAGCACCTTTTCCCCTTGGCATAATTCCCGCATCAATTGCAGTGCGTAGGTTGTCTTTCCGTGTCCCGAATCTCCATAGATAAGAATACTTCCCGAACGTTCTATCTCTCCTAAGTGTTCTTTCCAGACCCCTTTCAAGGGCAAAGTCTTATATTTTTTCCGAGCTAAATCCTCATAGGTGTAAGCCCTTGGTATCGTTACTTTGTTATCTATCATTAGTTATTTTAGTTATTAATTGCCTGTGCGACTCGCACTTTTTCTATTTCGGTACGTACCTTTCTAAGGCTTCCCTTGGTACGAGTAAAGAGCTGTTGTGGGGTAAGGGTAGAGCCGTTCGCTTTGCCGATCTTGTCTATTTGTCCCAATAGGAAAGCCGTAATAGCTTCGTCGTCTTGGGGAGGACTTACACGGCTATAATTGGAGCCGTATCGGTCAAATATCTCTGCATACCCCACCTTTTTGATGTTCTTGTTACGGTCTATTTTTGCCCGCAATCCATCGGCTCCCATCATATACCAGCCACAAGCGTACTCAGTAGCATTCCATAGGCTCTTGAGTTCAAGGAAAGCGTGGTACTCCAAGTCTCCTGCCTCGTCCAAGATGATAAGCGGGTTTTCCAACTGCTTAACGTAAAATACCAAATCCTCATATACATCAGCATAACGCCCTGTGTGAGCAATTCCAAATTCTTGAGCAATCTTGCGAATGAGCTTTTGTTTGGTCTTAACTTGGGAGCAGTCTATATACACGGCGTTCTTGTTCTTGCTGACATATACCTTTGCCGTATGTGTCTTGCCAATTCCTGCCCTATCACAAAGGATAGCCGAGATGGAGCGAGCTTGACAGGTAGAAAGTTGTAGGTAGATGTATTGGAAGGTCTCTGTCTCCACCGTTACCCAAGGGCGTTCGTCCTTGAGTTGTACATGTAGCCTGCGGGCTATGCTAACCCAATTGGCATCGCTAAGTACGCCCTCTAATTCTCCTTTCTTGATACGGCTATACTGTGCCGTGTTAATTCCCAAGCTCTGTGCGTGCTTGCTGTCGGATTGATAGTTTTTTCTGTTTTCGGAAATCGCCAAAATGATTTTTTCCTTAAGTTCTGTTGTAATCATAGGTCTAATAAGGCTTTATTTATCGTTTCTTTTTTACTTTTTTGATACTCTTTGTAGTTAGTAGTGGGTTGCTCCTGGTAGGCTACAGTAATTACAGGAGGCTCTGTTTTTTCTGCTTTTTTATCCACCGAAAGCGTGCCTATCTTAGATAGCTTTTCAGTAGTTTTTTCTTTGGCAAATTGGTCAAATTGCTTGATATAATGCATTTGCTCTTGGTATATTTCCTTGTCTTCGTCTGTCCATTCGGCATTGGCTCGGTTAAAGGATTTAAGGCGCTTACACTCACAGAGGAACTGATTTTCTTGGTACAAATACACCTCCTCTACGCCCTCTTCATTGGGAAGGTAATAGGCTTGTACCTCGTAAGAGGAAAGCAAGGAAATAACTTGTGGGTTGGGCAATTGGTACTTTTGATATTGCACGGTTACATATTGGTTCCTGCGTATCGTGGTAGGCACGCATCTACCTATATATTGCGCTAAAAGTGCTCGGTTGATTTTCGGTAGGTTCGGATTTACATTCTCCAAAAATACCTGCAAACGTGTCTTACCAGGGAAGCGCTCTTGGTCGGGGTGTAGCTGATTGTTATAGAGGGTTTGCTCTTCCAATTCCATTGCTACTATATCTTCATAAGGAGCTTTGGCATCTTTGTAGTTGTCATTAAATTCGTCAAATATCTTTTGGTTAGTTACTCGGTTGCTGTCTCGTCTTGCATAGTGTCGCCCTACGTTTTGATGCCTGTCTTTCTCTATCCCGTACTTCTTACCTCGTATCATAGTCTCGGCATACTTCTCTTGCGAATTAGTAGGATTACAGAATCGTACAAAAGGAAAAATGTTATTAGCCTTGAGCAAGCCCTCCACGTGTTCGCCTGTAAGGTGTCGCTCTACTTCTATCTGCATTGGGGTGCCTAAGCCATATTGAGCCGTAAAGCGAAACATAGAGCGGAAGCAGTCCAAGAATAATTCGTTGTCTTTCTTTTTACTATGTGCAATACCAATTAATGCTGTACTCATTACATCATATGCATAGTATGCCATTACTTTATCTCCATTAGGTAATTTGGTATGCATTAAGTCTCGGTCATCCAAGGTGATTTTACTCATTGAATAAAGCGGTGCGTGGCGATTGACGTGCGGACGTTCCTTGTGGCTAAAGTCATATTCTCCATTGCGGGCTTTCTTGATAACCAACTGATTTTCGGGCTTGTTTAGCCATAGTTTCACGGTACTTTCAGAAACTTCTAAGATGTTTCCGTGTTCGTCGCAAAAGTCCTGCTCCACATTGAAAAGTTCACCAGTGGCTTTGTCAAAGATTTCTATCTCGCCATAAAGGAACTGCCGATAAATATCATACACCGAACTCATATAGGGTTTGTTAGGCATACAACAGATAGAAATAAAGAGCCTTTCCATTACTTCCGTTACTACTTTAGCATTACCAGATCCCTCGCCCTTATGAATGAAGGCATAGTAGCCCTCACTGAGATACTGGTTATATTTTCGTTGCAAACTTCTTGGGTTATTCGGCAGGTCAAAGTGCCAGCGTTCGGGGTTAAGGGTATTGACTGCCTCGCTAATATTTTTCCATATCTCCACCTTTTTCCCTTTGTAAAGAGGGTTCTTTATACGCCCTTTAAAGAGGCTTTCAATAGCGTTTAAAATCATTGCTGAGGTAGCTTTTTCTCTTTGCTCTTCTATCTTTAGAGGCTTTCCATTAGGTTTTCTGTGACCTGAAAAGAAGTTAATAGCTTCCAAGTCGGGTACCAAGAGAGGTTCAAGGTTATTCTGTAAGATTTTACTATCTTCGGGCTTGCCCAACATTCTCACACAAAATTCCTTAATATTAACTCCTTTCACCACAGGCAATTCGTGGAAGGACACCCACGCTTCGTTACCTAATCCTTTCCCTGGTTGGGTATTGATGAGCTTACCACGATTACATAACTTCTTGTAATAGTCATAGCTCATCAGTCCCCAATCATCGTATAGGAGCCGTGCTGGTATGGATAATATATTTTCTTTATATGCGTACATTTGTGTCTTTTTTTGGCTTTCGCCTTGCTCCCCAAGGTGATTTTGCTTCACCAGCGGTTGCTGACAGTCGTACTGACTTGGGGAAAAACAACAATAAAATCAAAATATAAAAAACGTGATGTGGTGTTATTCGCGGTACTTCACTGGCTTGCGGCACTCTATTTTTTCTCTTTTACGACGATACCTAAGAAGGTAATCCGTATTTCTCTGCCAATGATAAGTTAAATGGTTTTTTCTTTGATTTAAAATTGAGTTTAATTTTTTTAATTTCAAAGGTTTTCATACCTTCATCGCTGTAAAAGGTAATATGAAAACAACTGCCGTAGGCATCTCTAATCATTTGCTTTACTTCGGGGTGGTTGAAAGCCTCTTGATAGCTTTCTACCTCAATACTGGGCACTACTCCTGCAAGGGTGTAGGTGCTTTTTCCTTCACGCACGCGCCGTAAGTGTACTTCTAATTTCATTTTAAACGGGTTTTAAAAGGTTTTTAAATGCTTC